CCACCTTGATAGTCTGGACTTGAATAGTACTTATAACCCGCTCTGTAAGGCTTAACGTAAATAATCTCAATACTTTCGTTTGAATAGCCAAAAGCTGGTATGCGTTTAAGTTCTGTTCTTGGTTTTACATTACTCCAGTCATCACTATAATAGTAGCCAGTTATTTCGCCTTTCTCGTTACATTTCTCTGCTCTTAAATTCTCAACTGGGATGTGTTCTACTTGTGCGATTGTTTTTCTGTCCTTTGAGTAAATGACTTGTATAGAACATTGACCCATAAGTTTTAAATCGTAACACAGCTTGCGCACACAATCCTTTTTAAATAAAGTAATCATTTTAGCGTAAGCCTCTGGCTTTCTATTGCTATCTAAAGCGTCTAAACCTTTGCCGTAAATCATTTGGCTAACACCATTAATAATAGCGTTGTTTGTAGGACTTCCGTTGTAGCGGTCTATTAGATATTGAAAGTAGTTGTTGTCGCTTCCATAGGCTACCCATTGTTTGTTGGATTTCTCTACAATCTCTGGACTTGTGTAACTGCTTAAATTAACTATTCTTAAATCGTTCATAAAATAATATAATCGTTATCAAAGCTATTCTCTGTGGTGTATTCGCCATCATTAACAGAATAGTAATCGTTGTTAGCTTGGTTTATTGTTTGGTCTGTGCAAAATACTTTGTCTTTGTAAATTACAGCAGTTCCATTCTTTACTTCAAGCATATAAAAATCGCCTTCAGTTAATGTACCGAAAGCAGCTACAAACGACATATAATTGCCATCTGCTGAAGCGGTAGGAGTTTTATTTATAGTTGCGCCAGTACTTTCACTTGTTAGGTTTACAGTAATTGCACCGCTTATAAATTGACGTGGTATAACCTTAAAAGTTTTATCGCCATTAGTTCCTATAATCTTCATACTAATATATAAACAAAACTATTTTATTTTGTGTAAAAAAACCCCCACATTTCTGCGAGGGTGTTAAATGGGAAGTTTTTACACTCCCTTTTGTTATTGTTTTAGAAGCACATTAATAAACAATCTTTCTTTGTATCTAAAGTGCCTATCCACTCATTACTCTCATCGAAAGCTGTCCACTCGTTTAACTCAGAAGCTCTGGTGCGGCTCCGCTCACGATAGTTCCTCCAGTTATTTCAGCACCGTTATATTTGCCTATAAGTAAATATTTTGTAGTACCAGCACCATTTGGGTATAGTTCTACAACGTAATGCGCTCTACCTCTATTTAAGAGTTTAATCTCTTCTTGTGTCGCTACGTCTAAGTTTTGAAAAGTAACATTTAAAGTACTTTCGTAAAAAGTAGTTCCGTTTTCTCTACTTGATGTTACAGTAGTTTCTAAAGAACTTAAACCACCTTTTACTTCAAACTTGAAGAACTCAGCAGAGTTGTCCGTTGGTAGTGTTATAGTACCACTACTATCGCCTAAAGCAGCAATCGCGGCACTATAATCTAAGATGTAAATATTTTTAATTCCAGCAAAGGCGGTCTTACATCCAACCCCTCTACCTTTTGTTATTGCACAAGCCATATTTTTTTAGATTTAATAAAAAAGGGTAGGCAGTTTTGCCCACCCCAATTTATGTTGATTAATTTAATTTATTAAGAATAAAGTACGATGTCAATACCGTAATTTACGGCACCTGAAAAACGACAAATTATTCTTGCATTTTGTGAGCCATCAAGATCAGCCATATCTAATAGCTTAACTTCGTTCATATTTCCAACTAGAGAAGTTCCAAAGTAAATATTTGACTTCTGAGCTGCAAACATAGTGTTGTCATTCATTCCAGGAGATACGAATACTTTAACTCCGTCAAAAGATAATGAACCGTTATTCCACCACATAGTTCCCATTCCGTTTACACCGTTAGCTCCTAGTCCTGCTGCTCCGAATCCACCTAAAGCTCTTACATAAGCTCTAGCTACATTTTGAGAAACGTATAAGTATAGGTCTTCTTTTCCATATAAAGCAGCAGGAATTTGATCTACAACTAGACCCATCTGAGCTATTACGTTTGCAGAATCAACTGCAGCAGAAGCAATTTTTTGAGCAGCAGGGATAGAAGCATCAGCAGCAGCCAAAGTTACTAGACCATCATATTCCCCTGGATTAGCGTTAACACCAGACCAGATAGTTTGCTCTGTTTTTTGAGCAATTTCTGCAGCTACGTGAGCTAAGATAAAATCACTGCAAATTTCGGAGGCATATTTTTAAATCCACTGAATCCCATCTCTTGAGCTTCCCAGTCAGATAAAAAGTCTTGCTTACATAATTGTAAGTTTACTTGTAAGTTTGGATGGCTCTAGGATTCTCTCAGTTAGAGTCAATAGTTGAGTTAGGATTAAAGTCGCACGTAGCATCTACTACTAACGAATTAGTAGAAACTTTTTTGATTACTTCTTTGTAGTTAATATTTGGTTTTACAGTTATTCCACCATCTTCAATAGTACTTGCACTTAATAAAGCTGCAGCTATATATTCGTTTGCGAATACTCCTGCGTAAGTAGTAGTAATATTAGTTGTAGTAGCTAAATTTACATTTCTTTTCATTTTATTATTTATTTTTGATATTATTTAATTTAGACAGAACTCTATCCATAGTTGTTTGAGGTCTGTTTTGTCCAAACGCTAATCCGTCATTTTTTTGGTTAGACGGTGCGTGAGCTAGAGGTTTTCTAGCAGGTGTTTTTGACATTTTTTCTTTTACTTTGTCTACTTCTCCGTATTTCTTTTTTAACTCTTCAATTTCTTCTTTAACTTCCTCGATAATAGGACTTACTACTTCTACTACTGCAGCTATAATATCCCCTAATTCAGGAGCAACTTCTTCAGGAACTTCAACGATTATTTCTTCTTCTAAGTCTTCTTTTACATCTTCTCTTTCATCTTTGATTCCGTCTTTGTATCCTTCTTCTTCTGCTTCAGGTACAGTTTCTAGTCTTACTTCGTCTATCATTCCGTCATCCTTTACAATTAATACACGACCATCTTCGATCATATATTCCCCTGCAGGTAGTGGAACTTTTTCGTCTTCGTCTGTTATGATAAAAACGCTTTCTCCTTTGTCATAGCTATCGGCAAATATTCTAGTACCGTTGTCTAAGACAAGTTCTTCTAGTTCAACGTTAACTCCTAGGAGCGTGTTGATCTTTTTTAACATTTCACTTGCTTTCATTATTTATTATTTATTTATTAATGTTTATTCTATACTATTAGCCTTATTTATCATATTAAGAATAGTACTTTCGTTCTCGTCTTGTTCTCTGTATTCCTCTTGCATATCTATAAAAATTCGATCTGCATAATTATATATTTCTGAATTGTTAGGGTCTATACCTAATTCGTCAGATAATTGTTGATATGAGTTTAGTTTTTCTTCTAGATTATCCATTTTAATTTTAAACTCTGAATAGTAATTATCGAAGCCTTCAAACTTTTCGTAGAACTCGTCAGCTAATCTTTTAAAAGAAATATACTCGTCATAGAAGTTTATAGCCTCTCCGTATGCAGTTTGATACTTTTCTCTACTTACTAACTCAGCTTCACTTAAAGCACTATCTAAATCGTTTATAGCAGCTAGTTCTAATTTCTTTTCAGCTTTTAGAATAGCGAAGACTTGGTTGTCTTCAGAATATAACTTATTTAGTATGTTTTTAAATGCGTTCATATTATGACCAGTCTCTAAATTCTCTTTCGTTTGCTTCGTATTGTTTGTCTGTTTCTTTCATTTCTTGAATAACCCTATAGTGCTCGTCATAGTCATCATATACTTCATTAGGAGCTAAACCTATCTCTTCTGCTTTTTGAGCTATTTCTACTAATAATTGTTCATCTCTTTCTAAGTCTGCATATCTAATAACTGAGCTTCCGTTATGAGTATACTCATCATTTAAAGTCATAAAAGCCTGTCTATACTCTTCAAACTTTTCATCGTGCCACTCGTAAGCTAAATAACTAAGCGTACTAATTTCGTCTTCTAAATTCATAAAGTCGTAATTAAACTCATCTATAAGACCTAAGTCTACTTTTTTAGAAAGTTCTTGTTTTCTAGCGTTTTTTAGTTTGTTAAGTATTATTTGTTTTGTGTTCATATTTTATAGTTTTTCCATATTTTGTGCAGTACTTACAATTTCTTTATTTTCATCTAAAAATGATCTAAATATTCCTTCCGTTAAAGCAGCGTCTTCATACTCTTGAATACTCATAGGGTCTATACCTAATTCACTTACATTAGCTTCTAATCTTTCCATAGCTCTTTTTAAATCACTCATATAAGCTATATAATCAAATTGCAAGTCATATAATACACTTGCTTCATTTTGTAAATCTAAGATCGGAAGAGCGTCGTGTAGGGAAAGAGTGTAGATATTGGTGGTGGACGTATGAATAAAAAAAACAAAAA